AACACTACCTCGCCGTAGAAGTCAGGACTCTTCTCGTTGACCTTGTTCTTGCTGTAGTTCAGCTTCCCGCTATTTGGATACTTGTTCATCGAAAGATTCCTTGTAAGTTTTAAATGTCTTTGTAAGCTCTGGATAAGCCATACTGTCACGCTGCTCTACTATCTTGTAGATGTTGGCGTTCGTGCGCCAGACAGTCATCACATCTTCTTTGTTCTGAGCCATGTCCAGGGCAAAGACGGTTCCCTGTACAACAACGGATAGCCAATCATTCCAATCAGTATCTGGATCGGTTGTAACTTTTATTCTCCACTGACTGTCCTTACCTTCCACAGCCTTAGGCGGCGGAGCTTCAGTAACTTTTGGCGTCGGCTTCGGTGGCGCTGCCACTGGCGCAGTCTTTGTTGCTTGGTTACCATCGTCATCCTCCGTTGCGAGGGAGCAGGCTGCCATCAAACTATAACGGCGGGCATAGCTCAAAGCACTCCCGTAGCCCTGCGCGTCATGCTTGATTGCTGGCATAAACAAGCTGCCAGCCGACAGTTGCTCGCCTGACTCGTGAATAAAAGTAGTAGATACCTTCACACCACCATCATGCTCATCTGTCAGTTGCATGAGGTAGATACCGTTGTTGTTGAGCGCAGTAATCACCGCCTCGATACACGCCGACAGATCCGCATACTTAGAACGGAAATGTGGGTTGGTACTAGATTTCAGAGCTGGGCCAAACTCTCGCTGCGCTTTTACTAGCGCCGATGCTATTTCTTTCATGTTGTTTCCTTAAGTGGTCTTCCTGCTTTTTTGCGCGGTGTACCGTCTTTCTTTAATCCATACGGTGCTTCTTCAGATACTTTCCTGCGCATACGTTCTGCTTTGGTTAACTTTCTTTCTGTTAATACTTTTACCTCTTGCCGCAGTTCAAAAAACTTGAGCAGACTCTTTAAGCGACCCTCGTCTAGATCAATAATCCGTATCTCAAATTTCATGGCGTCACCTTAGTAGCAATTGGTTGTGCAGCTACTGCCGTAGCAGCATGTAGTACAAGTAGTGCAACGGCCTTGATTGCAGTAGGTGTTGTATGTGCATGATGCGTAAGCCATAGATGCTGCACTGATTGCCCAAGCGGCGATTAAATATTTCATGACTTCTCCTTTAAATAGGTTTGGTATTGATTACAGAATGGCGCTGCTTGACAGAAGCTTTCGCATCTAGTCCTGCCGCCTTCTCTTGTTTCTATGTAGTGTGATTCTTTTTGTTGTCCCGCAAATGCTGCTGCTTCTTCTTTGATCTCAAAGACTTTCTTCGCCCGCTTGCCACCTTCTTTCATAACAGCATAGGTGGTCTTCTTCTCCCACATTTCCTCTGACGTACACTGCGGCATCTTTCCACTGATGCTGGCAAAGTTAGCTTCGTTGTGCAGAGTCAGTCTACGGCGCACAAACTCTTCACGGTCTTCGTATGACCAAAGAGGAATATCAAGAGTAACTATCGGTGATTGTGGGTAGGTATCTTTTAGAGCTGCTTCCCTGCGCGACCAATCCCGCACGATGCCAATGATTTGTAGGCCAGCTACCTTATCGCCTTTCACGCTCTCAACTAGCCACGCGTACAGGTTTAACTGGTTTATCCATTCCTGCTTCTCTTGCTGGACTGCCCACGCGGATGTCACCTTGTAGTCGGAAATAAGTACCTTGCCCCCTATCATTTCTTGTAAATCTATAGCACCAGAAATAGACCAACCTTCAAACATAGTAAACAGGCGTTCTTCTACGATGTGGTGGTCATCCTTGCCATGCTCTAAGATATTGTGAACCGCACTGCCAAACAGCGACCAGACCATATCTGCTGCGTCTTGCTCGATATCTTCTTGATGTTGTCTGCGGAGTAATACCAGTTGCGGTGGTGACAGTATCTCTGTGACGCTGATTTCACTGCTACCTTTACTGTATTGAGGTCTGCGGATTACGTTAACAAACGTCTCCGGCAGATTGAATTTATTTGTAAGTTTCATATACACCCTCCCTAGATGTAGTGCTATAATATGCCTAGATGTAGTTCCTGTCAACAGGTGTAGCAAATAAAATGTATGTGTTGCATTGCTGGAAAGTGGAAACTCTTCCAGTAAGTTTATGATATTGTTGTAACGGGAAAGCCAGCCAGACTTCACTCTCCTTCAGTTGTGATCTCCTCCCTGGCTGGTGAGTACCTCTCGCTTGAGTCTTAAGGGAAGACTCTTCAGCCCCACTTCGGTGGGGTTCTTTTTCAAGACGCATGACCATTGTTGGACGCGAAAACGTAAAGCGGACTAACCCAGAAGCGGGAAGCCACAGAACACTAGGTCGCTGTGGTAGCAAGACGGGGAAACTCAGTGGTCAGCCGTGTTGGTGAAATTCAGCCGTAAGGCAAACAGAATGGGTCTGTTGACTCACAGTGCGAGTCGAGAAGTCAACCGGCATCTGGGGCCGTTCGCATACCAGTTCTAACACGCATGAGGATTGAAGGACTATAGACCTGCCGGACGCGTTCCGACTTTAAGTGCAGTCCTCAGCCGTGTTGGTGAATGCGTAGGCTGATACGTCATGGACTGATCCTCAGCGTTGGGCAGATAAAGAACCCTTCCAAGCCGGAGATCAGCGCCGGCCACCAACAACCTGTTATCAAAGTATCAATCCGTTTTCGGAGGGATAGAATGCAATACAACAGAGAGCTTATAGAAGACCTACGCGAGATAGCCATTCTGTACCACGCAAGCAGTCTGCTTTCTTACAAGTTGCAAGAAGTATTAGACCGCCACATCCCACATCTTAGCGAAACCTGTATGGAAAGAGGCTGTGTAGATTACACGCTTGCATAAAATAATTTCCTGATTTATTATCTGCTCGTCACTGTGCGGGCAGAGACAATCAACCAAGCCCTCAAGCTTTGGTTCTTTCCCCGAAAGGGCGTGCCCGCACACGAAGAGCCAAACCTTGAGGGTTTTTCTTTTCCGGTGACCGTACCTTCCCACGATAGCAACGAGCCTGCATGGGCTGCTGGGAGAGAAAACACTGGTAGAGGTCTAACCCGCCTGCTAACCACGCCACCTGTCAGTGAGGGATGGCACAAGAGGGAAGGGCCAGTGGTGAGACATACCTTCCATCGAGATAATCGCTGCCTTCATGGTTTGCTAGTATCCAGCAGTACGGATATGGGCATGGAGTGATAGTTCCCTAATCGCATGCTGCGCACTTAGGGGTGGGCTATCACCCATGGGGAACCTAGAAGCTGATGATGCAATAGATGGGATAAGACAGGAACTAACTGTTGACACGTATAAGATTACATATTATTGTTCGCCCTAGATATAGGAGGTCACATGAAAGAAGGAGAGTGGATTAAGGATCATCTGCGGGAGTTTGCAGATCGTTTGGAGCAGGCGGTAATAGAGCGAGAAAGAGAAAGAGCGGCAGTCATTTGCCACTACTACAGAGATTGGCAGGATAACCCTGCTGAGGCCATAGCTACGGCTATATTAAAAGGAGAGTGAAGATGGATATGAAAGTCAAAGAAACATCGGTAGTTATTTCTGCACCCAATTTCCAAGCAGTCGATGTTCTGCTACAGGGTACAGCGCCGCTAGTCGTTGAGCGGTTTAGTAAGAAGGCAGAACTCATGGCTAAGATGGCAGAGGGTAAGTCTGCCGGTAGCAAGAAGGTTCGTGATGCCCGCGACTACGACAAAGAATCAGAGGCCGCACGTTACCGCTCAGAAGAAAACTGGGAAGGTATGAATGCTGCTGCTTTCCGCGCCGGTATGATCAGCGCATGTCGTTTAGTAGGTTTTAAGATGACACTCGCCAAGCTATCAACATTCGTTGTGGCTGACGGCTTTGATCTCCAGGATGGTATCCCGCTCATCCGTATCTATGGCACCAGCGAAACTTATACAGCTCACACACGCAACGCAACAGGCGTGGTTGATGTACGTAGCCGTCCTATGTACCGCGAGTGGGCAGCACGTTTGCGTATACGTTTTGACTCGGATCAGTTCACAGCACAAGATGTCTACAACTTAGTCAGCCGTGTTGGGTTGCAGGTAGGTATAGGTGCAGGACGTCCTGACTCTAAGGCTTCGGCTGGCTGTGGTTTTGGTACGTTTGAAATTGTGCCTAACGACAAAGAGAAAGAAGTCCTAAAGAAATTTGGCATTAAGTAATAAGGCTAGGTGTGGAGTGGCACGGTGGGGTGTGGTTGGGTTTGGTGCGTCACGGCAGGTCAGGCGAGGTTTGTTGGGGTATGGTGCGGCGCTGCGCGGACTGGTTCGTTGGGGCAGGTGCGTCGTGGTTCGTTGTGGTTTGTTGTGGCAACGTCAGGCATGGAGGGGTTCGTCAAGGCAGGCGGGGTTAGGCGCGGATAGGTGTGTTTTAGTAGGGTGTGGTGAGTTAAGGCAGGTGGGGAATGGCCTGGTAAAGCGAGGAGCGGTTTGGTGAGTTGAGGCAGGCCCGGTATGTTGCGGCGGGGTAAGTCACGGTTCGATGCAGTTCGGTAAGGCAGGTGAGGCGGGACAAGGTTGGGCACTGTGAGGTAAGGCAGGTATGACATGGTCTGGCGAGGTTCGGTGCGGTTCGTTACGGCAGGTGGGGTTAGGCGGCGCAAGGTGGCGTTAGGAGTGGTGCGGCAGGTATGGTTCAGTAGGGATGGGCTAGGCTAGGTGGGGTTTGATCAGGCACGGAAAAGCACGGCAGGTGAGGTGTGGCACGGAACGGTAGGGCGGGGTGAGGTACAGCAGGCAAACTTTAAGGAGATCAACATGGAAGTAATGAAAGCAGAAGCACTAGCAGAAGAGCGCAAGCTATTGGAAAAGATTGCCAACAAGAATGGCGGTCTGTTGATGGTTGATGATGTACTGGATGAAGCTAGAAATCCTAAGTCAATCCTCCACAAACATTTCCAGTGGGATGATGACAAGGCCGCAGAAGCGTATCGCAAGATGCAGGCACGGCAGCTTATTCAGAAGTGCGTAGTCACCATAGAGAAGGCGCCAGACGTACCTATTCGTGCGTTCGTCAGTCTATCTACTGATCAGTATGAAGGCGGTGGTTATCGCCTGACATCTAATGTTCTTTCAGATGAACAGCAGAAAGGTCAGTTGTTGCATGACATGCACCTCACATTGTTGAAGTGGAAGAAGCAAGTAAATTTGTTGGACACAGAAACAGAAGAAATCCTTGATCGTTTGGAGCGAGTCATCACCCGTCGCGTAAGTGATCGGCGCGGAAAGGAAATTGCAAATGAAGCCACGTAACTACGTAGCCAGAGCGCAACAGTCAGGCGCAGGCAGGCACAACAGTCAACACGCAGCCAGATTAAAAGAACAAGCCAAGAGAGCGTTACTGCACGAGGTAGAAGCCTTAAAACTTAACGAGCTTCATTCCACCTTTTATGGGATGCAGAACGAGCCAGTTCGGGAAATACGCAAACGACTAGACCCGCAACTAACGGCGCATGAGATCAGAGAGATCAACAACGATAAGGACTAATCATGATCCAGTTCAACAGATACAAACTACCTGACGAGACGCACGATTTTTACGGGGCATTCGTCAACCTAGTAAACACATTGGCTGCTGAGATAAACGGTGATTGCCCACGCTCTATCGGCCTGCTGATGTCATTGGCGGAAAGGTTTCCACTGAACGACAGGATACCTGCGGTGGCTGCGCGCATGTTCTACTGGGGCAAGGTCAGTTGGTCAACGATAGAAAGAATGATGCCAGCCAAGCTGCCTGCAAACTTCTTCTACAAGCAGGAGTTGGTCGGCTGTCTGGGGTTTGAACATTCAGCCCGCAAGTGGCGCATCACAGAGGATCAATGGCACTTGTATCAAGGATTTGCAGATGAATACGTAGACATTCCTGTTAGTGATGAGATGGTTTCATACCGCCCGCGCAACAGTGGATTCTTCAGCACAATCGAGAACATCATAGCAGCGCACATCATCGCTGACTTGGAAGGTAAGCGGTTAGCGATAGACTTGAGTGGCAACTGGTGGGGGTACGATGAACCATTTGAAGATATCTTTGATAAAACATTTGAGTTCACTCGGGATGGAGTATTGCCCCAGATTAGCTTTGATGGAATGCGTCATAAATGGATTCATGCTGACGATAAATTGGCGGCTAGTCTGGCTTATTTAAAACAGGATTACTACACAGCTATCGTAGAAGACATTGCCAAAATAGCGCAACCTATAACTAACATGGATAGTGCTGGCGTGATGTTTGTGCGCGGCGGTGACAAGCTACAGACTGAGACTATCCTGCCGCCTATGAAGTTTTTGCTGCGTGATCTCAAATGGATGGCGCGCAGGTGTGATGAGCGGTATGTCATATCGGATGACAAGCACGTAGGAGAATCGGTATCTGCGCTTGATTCATTTGTTGTGGACAAGAGTAACAAAATACATGGTGGGTATCACCACCACTATGGACGCAAGAGTAGCTGCAAGAACATCCTTAGCAACTACATGACGATGGTAGAAGCGAAAGAAAACTTTAGCTGCCCGTCCGCTAATCTGGTGAATGCTGCCCAATGGAGCCGGAACGATAAAGATAACTACAGTTTTGCTAATCCGGTGTACCGATACCTATTGATATAGGGGAATGTTATGGAAACATTTGAATACTTTACTTTGCTGGGGGGAATAATGATTGGCATGGGTGTGTTGTTGTTCATTATTGCGGCGTGTGTCGCATATTTACTTGGGGAATAGAATGAATATTGGCTTAGACAAAATAAGAATAGACGGCGGGACGCAGAGTCGGGTGAAGATAGACGAGAACGTGGTAGCTCAGTACGCAGATGAAATGCTAAATGGAGATCAATTCCCGCCAGTCGTTTTGTTTCATGATGGCGTGGACTACTGGTTAGCAGATGGTTTCCACCGTTACTTTGCAAACAAGCGGATCAATTCACCTGGCATCAGCGCAGAAGTTAAAGATGGAAGCGTCAGAGACGCCATCCTGCACGGCATCAAGGCCAACAACAAGCACGGCCTACGTCCTACCAACGAGGACAAGAGAAAAGGCGTCATGACGATGCTGAAGGATATTGAATGGCAAGACTACAGTAACCGCGATATCGCTGAAATCTGTGGCGTATCCCATACCCTTGTCAATGCCATAAGAAAAGAGTTGGAAGAAGGCAAGCCAAGTGGAAACTCTTCCACAGTTAAAGTAAATTCTAGGATAGCAAAACCTTCTGACCCTGCTGTGGAGTTTAACCAAGGTGAGATCGAGCGCGAGACATTACGTGCGGCGGCAGATACTTTGCAGAAAGAGAACGAGGATTTGCAGGACAAGCTGACAGTAGCAATGGCCTCTGGCACTGATGATGTAGAGAAGGAAAAAGCACAATCGATCATTAAAGATTTACGCGCACAGATCAGGCTTTTGGAGATAGAATTAAAAGCTGTCACCACTTCGCGTGACCAATTCCAAAGAGAGAATGCACAGCTTATGAAGCAGGTAGCTATGCAACAAAAGAGTCTTAAAAAATTAGCGTAATCAAACCCAAGCCAGCGGGTTAGTGCTGGCAGCGAGAGGGATCAATGGCATTAAATCTACGCTCCTATCAGAAGCAAACATTAGTAGCTTTGCGTGAAGGATTTGCAAAGGGTAGGAAGGCACAAATACTGTACGCCCCTACAGGTGCAGGCAAAACAGAAATGGCTATCGCTCTGATGGCTGCGACACAAACCAAAGGAAACAAAGCGGCGATGTTATTAGACCGCGTGGTTCTTTGCGACCAGACCAGTAAACGTCTGGAGAAGTACGACATAGCGCATGGCGTCATGCAGGCAGGGCATTGGCGTTACAGACCCTACGAAAACATACAGGTGTGTTCAGCTCAGACTCTTGAGCGGCGTGGGTCATTTCCAGGATTAAATCTTCTGATCGTGGACGAGTGTCACCAAACCCGCGAGCAGACAGTCCAGTTCATCAAAGACAATCCCAATGTAAGAGTAATAGGTCTGACTGCTACTCCGTTCACGAAGGGCTTGGGGAAGATATACGACAACGTGGTCTCTGTTGTTACCACTAAGCAACTGGTAGATGACAAGGTGTTGGTTCCTCTGCGCGTATTCATAGCGAAAGAGATAAACATGGAAGGCGCGAAGAAGATCGGCGGCGAGTGGTCAACAGAAGAAACAACCAAGCGCGGCATGGTCATTACAGGCGATGTGGTAGCAGAGTGGGTAAAGAAAACCCATGAGATATTCGGTCGGCCTCGCAAGACAATCGTGTTTGCATCAGGCGTGGAGCATGGCGTTCACCTCGCCCGCAAGTTCCAAGAGCAGGGGCATAACTTCATCTGCATATCTTACAAAGATGATGACGAGTGGAAGAAGCAGGTTATCGAGGACTTTAACAAGCCTGATACACAGATTACTGGCTTGATCGCTACGGATATTTTGACCAAAGGGTTCGATGTGTCGGACGTAATGATCGGCGTATCTGCTAGACCATTTAGTAAGTCTTTGTCATCCCACATTCAGCAGATGGGCAGGGTCATGCGCGGGCATGATGATAAAGAATTTGCGGTGTGGCTAGACCATTCAGGTAACTATCTTAGGTTCAGGGAAGACTGGGATAAAGTCTTTGAGGAAGGCGTAGAAGTTCTTGATGATGGAAAAGAGAAGGCCAAGAAGGAACCAACAGAAAAAGTAAAGGAGCAGAGTAAGTGCCCGCAATGCGCTGCTCTATGGCCTACGGGGTCGGATACTTGCTACAACTGCGGTCATGTCAAAGAGAAGAAGAATAAGGTGTTCTCTCTCGATGGCGAGATGGTCGAGCTGACTGGAAACATTTCCAGAGACAGCAAGCAGGAGTTCTGGAGTCAGATGGTCTGGTATATGCGCGTCCAGGGGTGGTCTAAAGGCAGAGCAGCTAACACATACAAGGATAAGTTTGGCGTCTGGCCTCGTGGCCTGCGGGACGATACTCCTGCGCTACCGTCTGATGATACGAGAAAGTTTATAGACAAGAAGTTAAAGCAGTTCTTGCGTAGTGTGGGGAGAAGATAATGGACTTCATTCAATTTGCTCGCAGTCATGGCATCTTAATCGACAATCTGCCGCCGCTCGGTGTGTGGAAACGGTTTCCAACAGAAGATCATCCACGTTCACGCAATGGCGCAGTGAAGTACATGGGCGATGTGGGTTTTGTTCAGAACCATGCGACAAGCACCGTCGTATCTATATGGAAGCCTGACTCTCCCATTACAACTAAAGTTAAATCAACCTACCTCGCGTCCATCCGTAATGCCGAGGATGAGCAGAAGAAGAAGCAGCATCAAGCTATGCAGAGGGCGGTAGGAATGCTTAACGGTAGTGGCATGAGTACGCATCCATATTTGGAAGCAAAGGGATTTAAGGACGAGCAGGGAAATGTACTGTGGCAGGACGGTAAGCCTGTTCTTCTGATCCCGATGCGGGTGGCAGGTAATCTGGTCGGTTTGCAGCAGATAGATCAAGACGGCGGGAAGAAGTTCTTGTACGGACAGCGTACAAGTAACGCTGTGTTCACGTTCGATAACAAGGGTATGAATGTACTGTGCGAGGGCTATGCTACTGCTCTGTCTGTTCGTCTGGCATTTAAGCAGATGAAACAGCGTTATACCCTGCACGTATGTTTCAGCGCAGGGAACATGGCTAAGGTGGCTGCTGGGCTTGAGGCGGGGCTTCTGATCGCAGACAACGATGCGTCTGGTACAGGGCAGCGCGTGGCAGAAGAAAGCGGTTGGAAGTATTGGCTGTCTGATCGTGTCGGCGAGGACGCTAACGACTTTCATCAACGGGTTGGACTGTTTCAGTTTACACAAAGCCTGACCCGCTCAATGCAAAATGTCGGTGCGGTTCGGCATACCTAACATTAGTGCGCCGTTGGTATGCGGCGCGATAGCACTAAGTGACTGCATGATCTCTATTCCTAGATTCAGGCATCTCTCACCCTCTCCCGACCAGTCAGAAACAACCCGCACGTTCCCATCCTCATCTTCTAAAATGTGGATGGAAAACGTGGCGGGGTGGTTATTCATGTGCGGATTCTAACTCATGGTAAAAAACATACGTTGACCCTATTATGTTTGCATGAAGTTCCTGATCCAATTCTTTTGCATTGAAAATATCTACCAATACTCCTTCGTCTGTTGTCTGAATTTTGATAGAGAATCCGCACACATCAATCCAAATTGCGCCCTCATCATTCATTTTGTAATGCCCATCATGTAATGTTTTCATTGTGTGATCTCCTAAAAATTCCATTGATCGGCCATTGCTTTCGCAATACCGGCGTACGTAGTTGACCGAATCTTCCAGCGGTCGGCACTGGGTGGGGTTTTATCCTGTCCATAGTTATCGCATTGGTTTGACCATCGCTCGACTACTTTACCGCTCGGCGTGGTGACTATGCGCCCTGCAATTCTGTTCGTCGGAACTAATAGCGGCAGGTTCTTTAACCACAAGCAGGTTTGTTTGCTGGCATCATCGCCGAACATATACGGCTGAATTATTTGATTCGGCTTTCTGATTTGTGTAGATATGCATCCCACAGGATTTTCAAGCGCAATGCGTTCTATCGGTGCGTCGAGTAGCAAGCGGATAAAGTCTAGAGCCTCATCGGTCAACGCTTGGCGGCCAGGCACCCGCTTATTCCAATGCAGACCGCTTGAACATAGATAGGTACAGGGCGGGTGGGCGATCATCAAATCCCAGTCATTGTCTAAGATATTGCGAACGTCACCCTTGTAATGGTCGCCCGAATTCAAGCTTTCACAATCCAGAAGGTCACAGGAGACGGCATAATGCCCGCGATCTAAGAAAGCATCGCGGACGGTTCCTGAATATTCACAGGCAATTAAGACTCTCATTCGATTAACCCTTCCCAAATGCGGCAGTATCCTATCAGCCAACCGAATTGAAACTCGGTCAGGTTATCGCGGAGAATGAGATCGTCGGCACTATCAAAGGGCAGATCATTGTCGCGGCAGAAGCGCAACAGTTCGCGACTCATTACAATTGCTATAAATTCGTTTTTATCTTGTGTCATGGTCGCCTCAAATAGATTTAAAGTAATCAATCCATGCATCTATGGTTTCCCAACTGATGCCGATGTTTGCGTCGTGTCCATCTTTTATCAACTGCAAAACCTGTCTGGCTTCGTCGTTTGTCAAACTATCGTCGCGCTCTTGAACGTCGGTAAAATGCCAGCTAATTGATATTTCGTCGGGTAATTGTGTCATCGTCTGATTTCCTTTTAAGCTGCATTATCTTCAACTTCAACCTTGTAACCCCGATTCATCCATGCTTCCATTTTCATGTTTCGGAACCAATCTGCAACGGTAGGGATTCTTCCGCCGCAGTCCTCTTTAACGTGCTGCTCACCTATATATCTAACTGGTACAACTTTTCCGTCTGAATTTGTAATCGTTTGCCCGAACACTCGTTCGCACTCAAATATTCCCTGCGCGTGGTGACGCAAGGCGCGGTGTCTAGCATCAGCAAACTGTTCTTTGGTGGCATCAAACCAAGCGTGAATCTCTGTGTAATCTTCTGGCTTTCCACCCCATTGTTTAACGGTGGTGAGTGCATGATGGTATGGGTGCATGATTAGTTCTCCAATGTTAGGTCGAATGAATCGGTGTTGTACTCTGTGTATCTTGTGTTGACTTCCAATTTAATTTCTACTTTGTCATCAAAGTTAATTGTCATTTGTCCAAATCCACCATCGTTGTTGTACCAATCAATCTCCGTCTTTTGTAACTCGTCGTAACAATATGCTTCAAGCGCGTCAGCTATCGGCATTTCTTTTTCTTCGGTTTCAGTAATCCATTTATCATCTACCCAACTGCTTTTTTCCTCCGGATAAATTACCGTCAGATCAATCTGCATCCGTTGATTGTCGGCGTTATAAATATCTACTGATTCAATCGAACCGCTATCACCCGAACCGTTGAAAGAAATGGTTATGCTGCTGGCTTCTGCTGCGCGGAGTTGTTCAAAAATAGTTTTAATGTGCTGGCTCATCGTCTGATCTCCTATACGTTGGCTAAGTGTTTTGCTTTAACGACTGCCTGCGCGAGCGTCTGAAAGCGCATTAACAGGCATACACGTTGGTCTGCATCGGTATCAAACAGCGCGACATTAAAACCCTTGTCAGTCTGATAAATGCGTGATTCAACGCCGTATTCTGTGTTTGTGTAGGCTGCTATTTGTTCCATCGTCTGATCTCCTAGTAAACAACTGAGTAAATAAAACCTGCGTCTGAGTTATATATTTCGCGCAAAAGCTCTGATCTTTCTGTCACCACAAGCCTGAAGTTTTTTGGAATTGTGATTAACCGTCTGATTACCTGCTCGGCGTGTCGTTTGTTTCTTGCGTGTCCTACTATTTCTCTGCCATCGAATATAGGGTGCATCGTCTGATCTCCTGTATGTATTAGTTAATCACGCTCACAACTATTGCATTGTGAAGCGTGACCCAGTTAATTGTCAAGCGTTTTAAATTGTCTGATCTCCTAATGCTTTTGATATTGCTGCGCGGGATTTGGCTAGTATGTCGCAGTTCACTAAGCCTTCGTGCCAAACTGTTTGATCTAGTTCAATCTCAGCGCGTGATAGCAGGTCGCGCAGGGCTTCCAATAAATCAGGCGCGGCGGCGATTAGTCGGGCGTTTGCTTCACCCATCGGCGAGGGGTTGCATACTGTACATCCGTCAGCGTCAACGATAGCGCGATAACCTATGTGGGCGTTTTCAAGTCGATCTTCTATTAACCATTGCATGATTTGGTCTCCTATTAGTTAAGTTCTAAGGCGTGCTGCTGCGGTGTGAGTGCGTGGTTTGTAAAGTACAGTCGGCAGGTATAGCAGTCGGCGTGTAATCCGCTAACCTCGTCAACGGCAAAATGCGTTTTGTCTCCTTTAAAAGTCAGGGCGGCATCAGGTAGTTTCCAATAGTCGCGCATAAATGCGTCTAGGTCGGCGGCTTCCTCGTCATTTAGTCCGGTATAGTCGGCGTTAATCAGCGCGGGCAGGTAGTGTGCTGCCAATGTCAGTTCGTAATAATCGTTTAATCGCATGGTCTAGACCCCTAATAAGTGGGCAAATTCTTTGGGTTTATTTTCTTTCAGTTGAATTTCATAACCGAGGGCGCGGATTGTTTCCAGCGCGTGCGCGGTTATGGTCTTAGTTCCTGCCAGCTTTGCCAGTAATTGCGATTGCGTGCAAACTGGATATATTGTTTGCAGCCCATAATTTTTGTCGATGCGTATAGTTATTTTCATTTTATTAACTCCTGTTATGCGCGGATAAGGTATTCAACGCCGTCAAAATCAACAGAGTTATAATCCTGCTCGGCTTCTTTCGCGGCGGCTTCAAAGTCGATAGTGATATGCCTATAAGGCCAGTCTCCGCTCGTTAATTCTTTTGGCAGGTCGTAGCAGTCATCTATCAATTCTGTGATGTACTGGACAAAATAAGAGGCGCGGATAAGTTGCTCGCCATGTATCCAATCAGGTGATGATTCAGCCTCGGCGGCAAGCTCTCGCAAAGCGTCAAGCTCGCGGCCTTTATCTTCGTCGAAAGCAATCATATCAGCCTCGGTTATCTCTCCATCCGATAACTGCTGGACTAAATCAGATTGCTCATTCTCAAGTTCTTCGATGCGAGCTATAACGTCGCGGCTGTCAATTACTTCATTAGTGTTGTCGAGTGTAGTAGTAATCATTGTGTAATCTCCTCAGATTGATAAAAGCAAAAACAAAAAAAACCAAAGAATAAAAAAGCCAGTAATACCGGCGAGGATTTCGCTAATCATTAGTTGCTCGCTTTCTTTTTTAAATTAGTAATTATGTTGTCAATCATCCAGCCAAAATCAGAATACAAAGCACCATGTGAAGGGTCATTTAATGCAATTTCAATTTCAGCAATTGCATTAATCAATAAATTACGTTCGCGCATTAACGCTAAAAACTCGTTAGATTCGCGGTCTAGTAGTTTGCTTGCCATTGGTTCACTCTCCTAAAGTGGTGACTATCAAGTGATAATCCGCAAGCCCGCTAGTAATAACGGGCTGGCAGGTATCACTTAGTCCATCCGGCTTTCAACGTAGGCGTTTATTCCAGCTTCATTCAACACTTTAGCGAAAGCGTATGCGTAGGCTTCCTTCTTTTGCAGGGATTGATTGAAAGCCTGGACAGATAACGCTATACCGCCGTAATACGATTTGCGCGCGCCACAATTCAGTTTTAAATATTTGGCGAATGAGCTAGTAGCAGGTTTAACTACAATAGAAGCAAACCCACAAACCCCATCCTCTACATAATATTGCTTTACTAGGGCGCTGCTATCGTTTAAAGGGTTAGCGCGTTGCTGAACTATCATCGGCTGAATTGTTGCGGATTCAACGGCAGCGTTGCCAGCATTGTGAGCGGCAGCATATAAAACGGCGGGATTGATTTTCATTTTGTGATCTCCAGTTAATACACTCTCAGGTGAGTGCTAATCGTTAATGTAGCTGCTTTGTCCATCTAATGCAATACCTCAATGGAATTAACGTATTGCATGAGAGGTTCTTTAGCTAAAAGCATGCCAGCGCAAAACCTAGCAAATGCGTTGATCGGTGTAACATTTGTGACAGGTGTAACTGTTACAGGTGTAACAGGTGTTACATTATCAAATAAGCAATTTTGCTTAGACTTTGACTATTCTGTGGATGTTCCTGTATATTCTGGGCAATTCGGCGCGGCGCGCGCGGCAGATAATCGGTGCAATATGAAAACAATCACAAGGAAGCAAGCAAAGGAAGCTATACAGTCCAAAGGGCTAGAAGGTGCATTGCATCTAGGTAAATCCGGCCTTACAGCCAAACAGAGACGATTTGCAGAGGGGATAGTATTAGAGGGTTTAACCGGTGCGGATAGTTACCGGCAAGCGTATAACGCGAAGGGCAAACCGAAAACAGTCGGGAACCATGCCAGCGCGTTAAAACAGCATGATGGAATCCGGCGGGAAATGGACATGCTGGAACTACACAAACAAAGGGCTGCACAATATTCCATTGATTCAATCAAGGCTTTGATTGTTTCAACACTAACTGACATCGCTGTAAACTCAGACCGAGACGCCGTAAGGGTAAGCGCAGTTAAGACGCTCGGAGTAATTTCCGGCGTTGACATGTTTAGGGAAACTAAGCGCATCGAGACGGTGAAAGATAGCGACGAGATACGCGAGCAGATACTAGGACAGCTTAAAACAATGATGCTCGGGTCAGGCGATGCGGTAGAAGTGGATGCAAACGACCTGCTATCAGAACTGACAGCCGCCGACCCTACCACCGCCCCACCCCCCGAAACTGTCGATGGGACTCCGGCTGACTCTATACATACTATTCCACTCGAACCATCCCAAGAATTTACCGATCCTACAGAAGACCCCCCGTCATCTCTAGATTCATCCACCCCCCAGGGGGATATATTTTTAGAAGATGAGGAAGGTTATCAAGATGCTACTGGAAGAGTTTCCACACTTAAAGTAAAGTCTTAAGAGTGGAAGAGTTTCCAAAGTTAAAGTAACTTCTTAAGAGTGGAAAGATTTCCAGATGCTGCTTATTAACAGAAACATGACGGCGAGACGTAGGGAGATGTCGTTTGAAGAATGTGTGGAGAAGGATATGACGCCGGCGCAGAGAGAAGTATTTTTGTGTATAGATGAGTGGTGGAAGAAGTACGGGTTCGGCCCGTCTATACGGGATATATGTAATGTTAGAGGTAAGGCTGGTATGGGGAATACGTCTGACATTATTAACCGGCTTGTGAAGATTGGCGTGCTGAAGAAGGTTAAAGGCGCTGGCAGGAGTGTGCGTCCGGTATATATAAACTTTAGGACACTGGAATGACTAAAGACGAACAGTTATTACTAGAGGCGTTTAGGCTTCTCTACACCGTGTATAAGGATCAGCATGGTCATAGAAAGTATTACCGGCCTGTGAGTATTTATCCTACGCTATCGAAAATACAGAACCGATTAGATAAGACTATCAGGCAAGAGTCCTTGTCTATAGCTAGATTACGTGCAGAGGCTAATAGTCCGTGGACTTAAGTGAACTGATAAGCAAGCTTCCGGCGAATGAGCAGGAGAAATTACTGGAGCAGGTAAGCCAGTACAAGGATGCTGTCACGCGGGAGAAGGCTCAAAAGTCGTTTATGGCGTTCGTACATGAAATGTGGCCTGGGTTTATCCACGGTAGACATCATGCTCTTATGGCTAAGAAGTTTGAGGAGATAGCTGCTGGGAAATTGAAGAGGCTGATCATCAACATGCCGCCGCGTCATACAAAATCTGAGTTTGCCAGCTTCTTGTTACCTAGCTGGTTCTTAGGGAAGTACCCAGACAAGAAGGTTATCCAGACATCTAACACGGCTGAACTGGCTGTGGGGTTTGGTAGGAAGGTTAGGAACTTAGTTGATAGCGACCAATACGCAAAAATCTTCCCAGGCGTCGGTCTCCGTGCGGATTCCAAGGCGGCGGGACGTTGGGCTACTAGCCACGGTGGCGATTATTTCGCTATCGGTGTTGGCGGTACTGTTACTGGTAAGGGTGCTGACCTACTAATAATCGACGATCCTCATTCTGAACAAGAGGCGAAGCTGGCGCAAGGAGATCCTGGCGTCTTTGATAATGTCTACGAGTGGTATACCTCTGGCCCGCGTCAGCGTTTGCAGCCAGGTGGGGCAATTATTATTGTGATGACTCGCTGGTCGGACAAAGATCTAACGGGAAAGGTGTTAAAAAGTGACGCAACAGACTGGGAAATTATAGAACTACCGGCAATTCTTCCATCTGGAAATAGCCTGTGGCCTGAATTCTGGCCTCTAGAAGAACTGGAAGCGTTAAAAGAAGAACTTCCGGTATACAAATGGAACGCTCAGTACCAACAAAAGCCTACGGGCGAAGAAGGTGCGCTAGTAAAACGTGAGTGGTGGAAGCGTTGGGATGGAGATAGAGCGCCTGCGTGTGAATTTATCATCCAAAGTTGGGATACTGCTTTTACAAAGAGTCAGCGGGCTGACTATTCTGCGTGTACAACATGGGGCGTGTTCCACAAAGACGAGAATGAGAAGGATGTAAACATCATTTTGCTCGATGCGTGGAAAGATAAGCTGGAGTTTCCAGAGCTAAAGGCTAAGGCCAAGGAAATGTATGACGAATGGGAACCAGACTCCTGCATTATTGAGGCAAAAGCGGCAGGAGCTCCGTTAATATTTGAATTGAGAAGGATGGGAGTGTACGTTCAGGACTACACGCCAACCCGTGGCAACGATAAGTTCGTGCGTTTGAACAGCGTGACTGACTTATTCTCATCCGGTAAAGTGTGGGCACCTGAGACTCGGTGGGCAGACGAGGTAATCGAGGAGATGGCAAGGTTTCCGAACGCAGAACACGATGACTTGGTGGATAGTTCTGTACAAGCATTAATGCGATTTCGGCAGGGCGGATTTTTGCGGCTTAATTCTGACGAAGAAGACGATCCTATCGAATTCCGTCGTAAGCGCGTTTACTACTAAGGACTAACATGGCTACAAATTTTGACAAAGCTCTCTATCAGGCCCCACAGGGACTAGATTCTATGGAGGATATGGATGGGATTGAGATTGAAATCGAAGATCCTGAGTCTGTATCTATAGGAATAGGTGATATAGAGATTGAGATCGAGCCTGGCAAAGAAGAAGATGATGATTTTAATGCCAACCTAGCGGAGTTAATGGAAGATAACGAGCTTCAAGAGCTGGCTGGTGACTTGTTGTCTGACTTTGATGACGATATTGACGCCCGCAAGGACTGGATGCAGACGTATGTGGACGGCTTAGAACTACTGGGGATGAAGATTGAAGAACGATCAGAACCATGGGAAGGTGCATGTGGCGTTTATCATCCGCTGCTATCTGAGGCTCTTGTCAAATTCCAAGCCGAAACGATTATGGAGACATTCCCAGCTGCGGGGCCAGTTAAAACTAAGATTATTGGTAAGGAAACACCTCAAAAGAAGGAATCTGCTGAACGTGTGCAAGACGATATGAACTATCAGCTCACCGAAGTCATGGTTGAGTACCGTCCAGAACACGAACGTATGGCATGGGGTCTAGGTTTATCAGGTAATGCGTTTAAGAAAGTCTACTTTGATCCTAGTCTAAATAGACAGGTGGCTGTATTTGTCCCAGCAGAAGATGTAGTAGTTCCTTATGGCGCTTCTAACCTAGAAACAGCAAACCGTATGACCCATGTCATGCGTAAAACCAAGAATGAGTTGCGCCGCTTGATGGTTGCTGGCTTCTATAAAGACATTGACCTGCCAGAACCGCAGAATACGCTAGATGATGTAGAGAAAAAAATAGCCGAACGCATGGGATTCCGTGCTACGTCTGACGATAGGTACAAACTGCTGGAGATGCAGGTATATCTAGACTTGCCTGGCTATGAAGACAAAGACGATAAGGGCAAAGACACTGGTATAGGTCTTCCATACATTGTAACTATGGAAAAAACTTCTCAAGAGATTTTATCTATCAGAAGGAATTGGCATCCTGAAGATGAAACGTGCCAAAAGAGGAATCACTTTGTTCACTACCCATACATACCAGGCTTTGGCTTCTATGCCTTTGGCCTTATCCATCTTATTGGTGCTTTTGCTAAGTCTGGTACTTCTATTATTAGGCAGCTTGTTGATGCTGGCACTTTATCGAACCTTCCTGGGGGTCTCAAGACTAAGGGAATGCGGGTCAAGGGAGATGACACTCCAATTTCTCCCGGCGAGTTCCGAGATGTGGACGTCGCGTCTGGAACCATCAGAGACAACATCCTCCCCCTCCCCTACAAAGAGCCAAGTCAAGTCCTCTTAGCGTTGATGAACCAGATCGTTGACGAAGGTCGGCGTTTTGCTGGCGCGGCAGACTTGAAGATTGCGGATATGTCTTCCAATTCACCAGTAGGTACAACACTGGCTATATTGGAGAGAACGCTTAAGGTAATGTCGGCAGTTCAAGCGCGTGTTCACTACGCGATGAAGCAAGAACTGAAGTTATTGAAGGAAATCATTGCTGACTACACGCCGGAAGAGTACGACTACGATCCGGTTCAAGGTTCGCGCCGCGCTAAAAAGTCAGACTACGACCATGTAGATGTAATCCCAGTTTCAGATCCTAACGCCGCCACTATGGCGCAGAAGGTTGTCCAATATCAGGCTGTCATGCAGATGGCGCAGGCCAATCCACAGATATATGACTTGGTAGAGCTAAACCGCCAGATGTTGGAAGTCTTAGGTATTAAGAACATTGGTAAGTTGGTGCCAAGCGCGGAAGACTTTAAGCCTAAAGACCCAGTGCAAGAGAACATGAACATCCTTAATGGCAAGCCTGTTAAGGCGTTCATCTATCAGGATCACCAAGCGCACATCCAAGTACACCAGTCAGCTATGCAGGATCCAAAGATCATGCAGATTGTTGGTCAGAACCCAAAAGCGCAGATGATAGGTGCGGCAATGATGGCCCATATCAACGAACACGTTGCTTTCGAGTACCGCAAGCAAATTGAGCAGCAACTGGGCATTCCTTTGCCAGAGATGGACAAAGAATTGCCAAAAGATATGGAAGTAGAAGTATCCCGCATGATGGCTATGGCAGGACAAAAACTGCTACAGAAGAGTCAAGCGGAAGCTGCACAAGCGCAGGCGCAACAAGCGGCTCAAGACCCGCTAGTTCAAATGCAGCAGCAGGAGTTGATGTTAAAGCAGAAAGAAGTGGAGTTGAAAGAGAAGAAACTGGCTATGGATGCAACTGCCAAAGCAGATGAGATCGAGCTAGAAAGAGAACGTATCGAAGCCCAGAAGGAAATTGCTGGTATGCAGGTCGGCGCAAAAGTCGCTGCGGAGAAAGCAAGATTTGAGGGTGAGATGGAAATTAAAGGATTGGAAATTGGCTCCAAAATAGCCAAAGACCAGATGGATATGCAACAAACAAAATCTAAACAACCTACCAAAAAAGGTGATTGATTATGGATAAGGCGTTTGAAATTCTTATTCAACAAGTAAGAGAGAAGCGTCAGCAGATAGTCGAGGCCGTTTCAACCAACTGTGCCAAAGACTATTCTGAGTACCAAAGACTTTGCGGCGAGATTCGGGGTCTCTCGATTGCAGAGGGTTTTATATTAGACCTTGCAAAAACTATGGAGTTATCTGATGAATGAAATCGCAATCGCCACCGAAGACGGCGAGGTATCAACTCTGCCACAAACAGCAGATGAGAAAGCGAAACAATTACCGGAACCAACTGGGTATCACATCCTAGTAGGATTGCCGGACAAAGAAGAAAAGTTCGATAGCGGCCTGTTAAAAGCAGACCAAACCATGAATCACGAACAGATTCTGGCTACCGTATTTTTCGTAATTAAGATGGGGCCAGATTGCTACAAAGACGCAAAACGGTTTCCAAATGGCCCATGGTGTAAGGAAGGGGATTTTATTCTCGCCCGTCCTAACACTGGTACTCGCTTAAAGATTCATGGTCGTGAGTTCCGACTCATTAACGACGATGTAGTTGAAGCGGTTGTGGATGACCCTCGTGGTATATCTAGGGCTTAACAAAGGAGAAACACATGGCTACAAACAAAATGGATATGGAAGACTTCAAGTTTCCAGATGAGAAGGAAGAAACATCTTCTTCTGCGGAAGAATTTGAGATAGAGATTGAAGACGATACTCCAGAAGAGGATCGTGACCGGCAGCCTTTACCCAAAGATATAGTTGACGAGCTTGAAGATGATGAGCTTGAAGAATATAGCGAAGGTGTAAAGACTCGTCTAAAGCAGATGAAGAAAGTCTGGCACGACGAACGCCGCGAGAAAGAGCAGGCGCTACGAGAGCAGCAGGAAGCTATTGCGTATGCCCAGCGTATGATGGAAGAGAACAAAACCCTAAAAGGCAAGCTATCTGTAGGCGAACAAACATTTGTCAACACCTACAAAGGTGCTGCCGAAATGGAGCTGGATAACGCTAAACGGGATTACAAAGAAGCCTATGACATGGGCGACGCTGATCGTTTGCTGGAAGCGCAAGAAAAGCTGTCATCGGCACAATACAAGTTGCAAAAAGCAAATGAGTATGTTCCGTCTAGACAACAAGAAGAAGTTGATGTACAACCCGCAACTAATACAGTACCTCGTCCTGACCAACGAGCGATTGCGTGGCAAGAGCGCAATGAATGGTTCGGTAAGGATGAGGAAATGACTAGCTTGGCTCTGGGATTACATCAGAAGCTAGTCGCTCAATATGGGACGTCATACCCGTCCACAGATGAGTATTGGAAAAAAGTTGATGACACTATGCGTCGTCGATTCCCAGAGAACTTTGGGGACAAGGAAGAGGAAGCCGCGCCACAAAAAACGCAGCGTTCCAAACCGGCCTCTGTCGTAGCTTCTGCTGATCGCAGCACACCCTCCAAAAAGGTGAAGCTGAAACAGTCGCAAGTCCTGATTGCCAAGAAATTAGGATTAACACCAGAACAGTACGTCAGAGAAATGATGAAATTGGAGGCTTCAAATGGCTGAGAATAGAACACCCCGAAATGTAGAAACACGCGTCCAAGCGGAACGCCCTAAGCAGTGGAAACCCGCAGAGCTTCTGCCAGAACCAGATAAGCTTCCAGGATATGCGTATAGATGGATTCGTGTTGGGCTGCAAGGAAATCCTGATCCCCGAAACTACTCTGCCAAACGCACAGAAGGTTGGGAAGCAGTAAAGATTGAAGAGCAACCAGCATTTGAACTGCTAGTCGATGAGAACAGTCGATATAAAGACTGTGTTGAAGTCGGCGGATTGTTACTTTGTAAGACGCCACTTGAGTTTGTAGACCAGCGTAATAGTCACTATCTCAGGCAGTCTGCGGATCAGATTAAGGCCGTTGATAACAATCTAATGCGGCAAAACGACCCTCGTATGCCACTATTTAAAGAGTCAAAATCATCGACTACAAAAGGTAGTGGTTAGAAAATTTATTGGAGTTAAACATGGCATATCCAACTGTATCTAAGCCCTATGGGCTAAAGCCGATCAATTTGATCGGCGGTCAGGTGTACGCCGGTTCCATTCGTCAAATCCGAATTGCAAGCGGCTATGCCGTAAGCATTTACAATGGCGATGTGGTAAAGCTTGCTGCTGACGGAACTATCCAAAAGGATACCGGCACCAGCACAGCAACACCGGTTGGCATTTTTGTTGGTTGTAGTTTTACAAATCCAACAACAAGTCAAAAAACTTTTGCTCAGTCTTATACTGCAAGCACAGCAGCCTCAGACATCGAAGCGTTTGTAGTTGACGATCCTGATATTCTGTTTAAAGTAGCAACTGTTTCAACTGGTACAACTGTAGCTTTCTTTAGCTCAGAGCTGGTTGGTTCAAATGCTGTTTTGGTACAGAACGCTGGTTCTAATACTTCTGGTGATTCTGCTGTTGGTATTTTTGGCGGTAACGTCGCAACTACAGCATCGTTCCCAATTCGTATTGTTGACTTTGTTCCTGATACTTCTAATGGCTCAAACGGTTTCTGCGAGTTTATTTGTAAGTTTAATGCACCGTTCATGGTGTCAACCTTCACTAGCCCCGGCAATACTGTGGCTACTGTTGTTACTGGCGGTCATTCGTATCTGAATCCGACAGGCATCTAAGGAGCTAAATCATGGCTATTTCACGCGCACAACTATTGAAAGAGCTGCTCCCTGGCCTGAACGCTTTGTTCGGTTTGGAGTATGCCCGTTACGGCGAAGAGCACAAAGAGATCTACGAAACAGAGACCTCCGAGCGTTCTTTTGAAGAAGAAACAAAATTGTCTGGCTTTAGCGCCGCCCCTGTGAAAAACGAGGGCAGTGCAATTGCTTATGACAATGCACAAGAAGCGTTTACTGCACGCTACAACCACGAAACTATTGCTCTAGGTTTCTCGCTGACCGAAGAGGCCATCGAAGATAACTTGTACGACAGCCTATCGGCTCGTTATACAAAGGGCTTGGCTCGTGCAATGGCGTACACAAAACAAGTCAAAGCTGCGGCAGTTTTGAACAATGGCTTTTCTTCCAGTTTCCCTGGCGGCGATGGCGTTGCTCTCTTCTCAACAGCGCATCCATTAGTCTCTGGCGGCACTAACAGCAACACGCCAGCTACTCCATCTGATTTGAATGAGACTTCGTTGGAAAACGCAGTTATTCAAATTGCTGCATGGACAGATGAACGTGATCTGTTGATTGCTTCTAAGCCACGCAAGTTGATTGTTCCATCAGCTCTCCAGTTCGTTGCTACTCGTCTGTTAGAAACCAGCCTCCGTGTTGGCACTAACGACAACGATATCAACGCGTTGAAGAACAATGGTTCGATTCCTGAAGGCTACACAATCAACCACTATTTGACTGATACAAACGCATGGTTCCTGACAACGGATGTTCCTAACGGTATGAAGCACTTTATTCGTACACCGTTATCGAACTCTATGGATGGTGACTTTGATACAGGCAATGTGCGTTACAAGTCTCGTGAGCGTTACTCTTTTGGATTCAGTGATCCACTAGGTATGTTTGCGTCACCTGGCGCCTAATGTGGTGATAGAAAAAGGGGATGAAAGTCCCCTTTTTCCATAGTTTTATGCTATAAACTTACAAATTCCGGGATTTCCGGTATGGCAAACAGTCCCGGCTGACTACATGCAGATTGCCATTACCTAACTCGCATGTGAGGACAATCTAAATGCCTTTATCAACCACCCAAAGTATTTGGCGATCTGGCGGCGGCGACACGACCCGTCAAGCCTATTGCGGTTCGATGTTAATGACCGCCACTTTTTTTGATGCTAACGTATCTGTAACCAGCAATGCTGTAGTAGCTTCTGGTTTAAGTTCGCAAGTCATTCTTCCAGCTAATGCTGTAGTAACGGAAGTTACTATTACTAGCCCTATTACATCTGGCTCAATCAACATTGGTTATACAACCATTACTGGTGGTGTATCTGATGCAGCTTTCTACGCAAACACAGCGGCTGTTACAAGTAACCGCGTAATTGTTGTTGGCGGCGTAGGTAACGGCGCTGGTCTTGGCACTGTAGCTAATGCTTCTGTTAACACAGTATTGACAATTGAAAGCGCAAGCTCAGGCGTTGGTTCTGTGGCTGGTTTTGTTACTTACTTTGTCACTGACTATTTGTTCGGTCAAGAGAACGTCTAATAGGGGGCCTATATGGCTATGCAAACAGACGTTAAGTCAACGCATTTAACATCGTCTGGCACTATTTTTAATGGTAGAGCGCGTTTAAAAAGCTCGTCTTTCAGAGGGAATGGTGGTGACGGTTTTGTTAAGTTTCGTGACGGAGGTTCTAACGGAACAATTTTTTGCGAGATTGACGTAGGAACAAACGATGTATTTACTATCTACGTGCTTTTGCCGGGCGAGGGTATGGTTTTTCCTACCAGCATTTACGCAGAAATGTCTAACGTAAGCGCAATAACAACATTCTATGGCTAAGACTCCGGCATGGCAGCGCAAGGAAGGAAAAGCTCCGTCGGGCGGATTAAACGCCAAAGGACGGGCGTCTTACAACGCAGCCAACCCGAAGAAGCCAGGCTTGAAAGCCCCTCAGCCAGAAGGTGGCTCACGGAAGAAATCATTCTGTGCGCGGATGGAGGGGATGAAGAGCAAGTTGACGTCCCCAAAGACAGCAAAAGATCCAGATAGCCGTATTAATAAAGCATTGAGAAAGTGGAAATGTTAGATATAAACGGACTATGGATGACTGTATTAAGTCTATTCACTGGTCTTTTTGCTTATATAGCGCATGAAAAGTTTGCTGAACTGGCGCGTATTACGATCTTGTTGAACAAGACTCGTGAGGAGATTGCCCGTGATAACGTCACTAATGCAGAAGTTGAACGGATTACAGACCATATTGATCAACGCTTTAACAGGCTTGAAGCAAAAATTGATCAACTTATTTCCCAAAAAGGATAAGTCATGAAACACAAAGTAAAAAAATACGCTGGCAAAGATTCTAGTTTGGTTGAGATAGAAGAGCGTTCTACTAAAAGTCCCAGCGTAATAGCAGAAGAGTTAGCTAAAGGCCCGATGGACTATGCAACTATGGGTAAGCGAGCTGGTGCAACACCTGCCCGCTCAACAATGTCTGGCCCGGTAGAATACATCTCTGAATCTATTAAAGAAGATACAGAAAAAGAATCGCCGCGAGGTATAGCTTCTGGATTTAAGTCAGGCGAATCAAAGTTTGAGCGCGATGACAATGAAGTAAAGATGCCTGTAGTAAAGAAGAAGGCAGTAAAGAAAGCGCCTGCAACACAATCATCTCAGTCATTTCCTACTCGTGATAGAGATCGCGCTGATCAATCTTTCCCGCTTAAAACTGATGATAAAAAAGTTCCACCTCTTCGCAAGATTGGTGAAGCAATCATGGGCACGATGGAAAACAAACCATTCCGTTCATCTATGTACGACAAGATGAAAGGCCGCAAAGCCGGTGGCTCTATAAAAATGGCTTCTGGTGGCAAAGTTTCTAGCGCATCATCCCGTGGTGACGGTATAGCCCAGCGCGGTAAAACTCGCGGAAAGATGTGCTAATGGCTACCAGAATGGATGATATGGATACAGCATTTCCATTACCTAAGCCTGGTAAACGTATTAGATTAGATGATGACGTTAAACCACTTCCTAATCCTAAACCTGCAAAACCGGGTGAAATAGGAAAAACTGCTACTCCATATAAAAAATCTGGAACTAATGAAGGTACAGATCAATCATCTGCTGAAAAGAACTTGCGCCAAGATTTTGAAAACATGAAAGCTGATGAACGTCAAAAGAAAGCACGAGAAACTTTTGATAAAGCACCACCTATGAAGAAGGGCGGCAAAGTGAAAAAGTACGCAGATGGCGGCATGACACAGCAGCCTACGTATCCTTTCTATGGCAATCAGCCACAAGCTGGCGGTCAGAATGGCGGCACTAATCAGACGTTTAACATGCAGCCACAGGCTAATGCAGGCGCTCCTAATCCACAGCAACAACCTATGCAGACATTTAAGAAGGGTGGAAAAGTTTCCAGTGCTTCTAAACGTGCGGATGGAATTGCTATAAGGGGTAAGACTCGTGCCTAGCGTGAGTAAAAAGCAGGAAAGGTTTATGCAGGCGGTAGCTCACAACCCTGCGTTTGCCAAAAAGGCCGGTGTGCCGCAGAGTGTGGGTAAAGAGTTTACTAAATCAGGAGGCGGTATGGCTGAGTCAAAGAAGATGGTTAAGAAAGAAGTGTCGTTTATGAAGTCTAAAGGCGCTCCTAAGTCCATGATCAAACATGAGATGAGCGAAGCTGGCATGAAAAAAGGCGGCATGATGAAGAAGATGGCTAAGGGTGGATACGCTGATGGCGGTATGCCTATGGTCATGAAAGACGGTCAAAAAGTTCCAGCGTTTGCTGCTGATGGCAAAGGCAAGATGGCTAAAGGCGGCATGGCTATGAAAAAGATGGCATCCGGTGGCATGACATCAATGGGCAAAGTAAAGACTGCTGCTCCTAGTAAAGACGGTGTTGCTATGAAAGGCAAAACCAAAGGCACGATGGTTAAAATGGCTGGCTCTACCGGTATGAAAAAAGGCGGTATGGCTAAGATGAACAAAGGTGGACGGGCCTGCTAATGAGAGCCTCACGCGGTATGGGTGATATCAACCCATCTAAGATGCCGGGTAAAAAGAAGATCACTCGCAAAGACAATCCTAATGAGGTTGAGACTTTTGCGGGTGGTGGTCTTTATGCGAATATCGCAGCCAAGAAGAAACGTATCGCTTCTGGCAGTGGTGAGAAAATGCGCAGTCCTGGTTCTTCTGGCGCTCCAAAGAAGCAAGACTTTGCTAACGCAGCCAAGACCGCATCTTATGCTGAGGGTGGTAAGTCTAAGGTAAATGAGTCTGGCAATTACACCAAACCAGAGTTACGTAAGCGTATTTTTAACAGCATTAAAGCCGCCGCAGTGCAGGGTACGGGCGCAGGGGAGTGGTCAGCTCGCAAGGCCCAGCTTATGGCTAAACGATATAAGGCAGCAGGTGGTGGTTATAAATGAAAGCTCCGCAACAGTCGCTTAAAAATTGGGGTGATCAGAAATGGAGAACCAAAAGCGGAAAGCCATCGTCAAAGACAGGAGAGAGATATCTCCCGGAAAAGGCAATCAAGGCACTAAGCCCAGCCGAGTATGCTGCCACGACGAAGGCAAAGCGGGCAGGGAAGAAAGCAGGAAAACAGTTTGTAGCCCAGCCTAAAGGTATTGCTAAGAAAACAGCAGGGTTTAGATAATGATTAAGAAATCTACGCCGAAGAAAATTGGTGGAATACGCACTAAAGAATTAGGTAAGCCGTCTGTAATTACTGCTGTTGAGAAGGCGTCTGCTAAACACAAAAAAAAGGTTGTTCTTAACAATATGAATGCGCGTAATAGCTTAAAGGCATATAGGAAAAAGTAATGCTCAGATACGCCTACATCCATTGCAAACCTGATGGAACCCCATTTTATGTGGGGAAGGGCGCTTTACGTCGTGTAAAGAATTTATCTAATCGTAATCCGCACCATAAAAGAATTGTTGCAAAATACGGCAAAGAAAATATTCTTATGGGAATGATGGATTGTTCCTCTCATGAAATTGCATACAGTCTTGAAATGGGGATAATTAAATGCTTAAAACGTATGGGCGTTCAATTATCTAACTTAACTGCTGGTGGGGATGGTGGCAAAGATCCAAGCAATGAGACTAGATTAAAACTTTCATCAGCGGCAAAAAAACGTGGCATTAGTCAAGCGACTAGAGATGCGGTTTCAAAAGCAAAAAAAGGTGTTCCTTTAACAGAAGAGCAAAAAGAAAAAGTTTCAAGTTCTATGAAAGGTATAATTTTCACAGAACAACATAGAAATAATATTAGTATTTCTGCAAAAAAACGTGGCATTTCTGCTGAAGTTTTAGCAAAAGCTCATAAGGCTTCACGAGGCAGAGTACAAAGCCCAGAAGAAAGAGCAAAACGTATAGCTTCAATTAAAGCTACATTGGCTGCCAAAAAAGCTTTAAGGGTATAACAATGCCATATACAACAAGCACAACTAGTTTTAACCCGACGCTAAACGATATTGTTGAAGAAAGTTTTGAGCGTTGCGGATTAGAGCTGCGTACTGGCTACGACTTCCGCACAGCGCGCCGCAGTCTTAATCTGTTACTGACAGAGTGGGCCAATCGCGGTATTAACTTGTGGACTATTGAAACTGGCACCATTCCTTTGATACAAGGTCAGTATATTTATGACCTGCCTAACGATACTGTTGATCTTATTGAACATGTTATTCGCACCTATCCTGACTCTGAAGCGAATCAAACGGACATTAATATTAATAGGATAAGCGTATCTACGTATTCGACGATACCTAATAAATTAACGCAAGGTCGCCCGATACAGGTTTGGATAAACCGTCGTTCGGGGCAGACGTCGGACGCAGTTGGTGCAACAACAAAGGTGCCACAGATATATTTATGGCCTTCTCCAGACCAAGGAACAGTAACAGCTCCATTCTATTATTTTGTTTACTATCGCCTGCGCCGTATGGTGGATGCTGGTAACGGTG